GTCAAACATTTTGATCAATCTGCATTGGCAGCTCTCATCTCTACCATACTTATGATGCCCATATTATTGTTACCTGATGATGGGTCCGTTGAATATAAAATGATGAAGGCCTTTATTATGGAAAGGGCTCATCAAATGGCTTGCAAACTTGTTAAATGGGAGGAAGATGAATATCGATACATATTGGGACAAGTCTTCAGCGGCCTCTATGTTACCAGTTGGCTTGATTCTATATATATGGTCATTATAGTAACGTGCGTTTTAACAGCAATGTATCAAGAATTAAAGAAAACCGATCCCCCTCGTGCTGAAGAATTTATGAACTCATTTGTTCGTAGGCTACAGTACGGTGATAACAGTTTGTATGGTTTTGAAGTTAAGTTTTTGGATGTTGTTTGTGGTGGTCGAAATAAAGATAAGCCTTTAGGGAAATTTCAAGATCTCCTATACTCCATGTTTGGAATGGAGTTAAAATCAGAAGAGACCTTCCTTTATACCCCTGATGAATCTGGGTTGAGTCCGTTATTCACAGTTGTTGAACCAGTATACAACGAGTTTGACATATATGTAGCCAACAAAATAACGCGTGATGGGCCCGAATTCTTAAAACGAAAATTTATAATTATGGAGGTTAGAGGTAAATGGCAAATAATGCCTTGGAGGTGTGAAGACGATTTTTATACTAAGTGTAGTATAACTGCTAGCATACACGAATTCAAACCAGACAAATGGTCCTCTAAATATGTAGGCCTTATGATCGACACGATGGGTACCAACGATATAGCGTATGATGCTATGCAACATATGTTCATTGATAGTTTACAGCGATCGTCTACTGACACTACTAAAAATTATCGTGATTATGTTGATAGGATGGAGGGTGTCGATGATCCTATTGACTCCGAAGTTAAAAAAGTGTTGGCCCGCACAGGAATAACGGAAAAAGATGCAATGCGTTTATGTATGAACCAAGGGCGGTTGATCGATGAGTTTGTCTACGATGACAGGTGGCGTAAACGTTGGGCACGTGCAAATTCTTTGAACTTATATAATTCTGATGGAACTATACGTGCAGATGCCAATTTTGAGGGCAATTTTTATCACACTAACACGCCTAACTATCGAAATGTGCCCAACTTGTCTGAGAGGGAACGTTTAAATTATGAGCTAAACGATGAATATGATCCTTCCTTGTTCTGTCTTCCTGATATGCCGTAAGATAAATAGATA